GTCAGATAACCTTTGGGGCACTACACAATCGTCTTATGCTTTAACAGGTAATGTTTTAACATCATCTACAGGGACACCTACACCTCAAGCTAATGCTGATGTCACAGCCACTGGGCTTGGATTAACAGCATCTACTAATACTCCAGGAACTTCTATATTTGTAACTGGTGTATCTTCTACTTCAGCTATTGGGACTTTCTCAATAACGGGTGATTCACAATTAACGGTAGTAGCTGCTTCGGAGCCAGAATTAGATATTGGTATAGGGACAGCAACAATACAAATAGGAAAAACAGCTTTTCCACCTGGTAATGCAATCACACCTGGTTTAGGATCATTTACAATTACAGGTGATGCTAACATCACATTAACAGGAAATGCCGTAAGTGCTTCTCTTGGTGATGAAACTGTATCGGGAACTTCAACTGTTACTGCTACAGGTAATGAACTAAGCATATCTACAGGAGATGTAACTGTCGCTGCTGGAGCTACAATTTCAGCCTCTGGTAATGCTCTAACATCTTCGATAGGAGATGCTGAACAATCCTCAGTTTACGCGTTTACAGGTAATAATATTCAATCTAATGCAGGAGTTTTAAATATTAGTACGAGTGTAAGCTTTACAATAACTGGAGTTTCTGTTACAAGTGCAACTGGTACTTTACAAGGGACCTTCTGGTCACAAGTAGACGACTCAAACAGCGATATAAGTTGGACGGAAGTTCATAAGGCTGCATAAAAGTTTTGACAAACTTTAAAATAATCATTAAATTTTAAATTAGGAGATTAAATGGCATCAACATTTTCGACAGGTTTAAGAATAGAACTACAAACTACAGGAGAAAATTCTGGAACTTGGGGTACTATTACTAATAATAACTTCTCTCAAGTGTTTGAATTTGCTATCGCTGGAGTTTATGCAAAAACTCTTTCTGGAACAGGACCTACAACTTTAACAAATAATGATGGACCACAGACTCAAGCAAATAATGAAGCAAGACAAAATCAAATTATTTTTTCTGGGACTATTTCTACTACACACATAGTACAATTCCCAACAACACAAAAAACATATGGACTTTACAATAACATAGCAGGTGGTGCAGACGTGACTGCAAGATTAGGCGCTTCTGGAAACACATTAACTATTTCAAATGGAAAATACAGATTAGTTTCTACAGACGGAACTGACTGGTATGATATTTTTACACTTGCTGGTTTAGGTGAGACATGGATTAAAAAAACAGGCACTTATACCGCTTCTGCAGGTGACAACATTTTTGTAGATACATCTGGTGGTGCATTTACAATTACTTTACCAAGTTCTGCTGCAATTGGTGATCAAATAAAATTCATTGATGCAGAGGGAACTTTTGCTGCTGAAAATTTAACTGTTGGAAGAAACAGTCACAAGATACAAGGAGCAGAATCAGATTTAACAGTATCAACAGATGGAGCTGGATTTGCGTTGGTGTACAATGACAGTGACAATGGTTGGAGATTGAAGTATAACGATTAATTATGGCTAACTTACAAGATATTACAAACAGAAGTGAAGTAGGAACAATTAAACCATGGCCAAAAGCTACGGCCCCAAACGGATATGTTCTTTGTGACGGCTCAGCTATTTCGAGAACTGATTTTGCAGATTTATTTGCAGTAATTGGTACGACTTATGGTGTTGGTAATGGATCGACTACTTTTAATGTTCCTGATCTTCAAGGCAAATTTCCACAAGGTAAAAGCGGGACTACATCTTTAGCAGGCACTGGTGGAGCTAATACAGTTACAGTGGCTGTAACTAACAATCAAGCTGTTTCAAGCACAAGCACTCAATCAGTTACTATTACTGGCAGTATATCAAATACAAGTTTAACAACAGCTCAACTAGCTGATCATGGTTCAAGTCATGGTTTTGGTAGACAAGGTGGTGGTAACCCACTACCAACTCCTGCTGGTGGTAGATTTGATCTTATTCCGCTTGGAAACGCTGCACAGCAAAGTTATCCAAGTAACTTCCCTTTTCCTGCTGGAACTGCGATGTCGACTGGTGGTGGATCAGGCACGGGTCATAACCATTCACATACATTATCTGGTACGTTAACAGGCAACGTAACCTCTACTTTAACAGGTGCCGTTACAGCTGCTGGGACTAATGCATTCTCACCATTTGTAATTGTAAATTATATTATTAAACATTAAGGAGTATTATGGCTACTGAGTTAATTATATCTTACGGAGACAAAATTATAATAGATCAGTCAAGCTCTCTTTTTGAGATAAAGTGGGCTGATAAAGGCAATGCTTTTCCAGATATTGGAAATGATATTCATTATGTTATTTATAATACACTTACTGGTACCAATGAAGTACAAAGAAAAGATCCTTCAACAAACATGATGACAGGTAATACATCCTTAGAATCAGCATCAAGTGTAGTTGGAAACTCAATCAAAGTTTCTGATTTGTTAACTTGGGCAGAAACAAGAAAAGGGCAAATAAATTCTGCTATAATAGATTATGGTAATTATTTTGAAAACGCTTTAACTAGTTGGACAGACGCTGGTAATAACGAAAGCGATTTTCATCAAGATAATGCAGCTACTAGTTCATTTATAGATTGGTCAAAAACTTGGGCTGATTACGATCCAAATTATTCGTAGTTTTTTATAAACTCTCTATTCTTCTTTATTATTTCGTTACTAAATTCTTCTTCTAAAAATTTAAAAGGACCATCTAAATCTACGTAATGTACAAATAATTGATGATGCCAGTCTGTTTCTGGTTGATCTAAAGTGTATCTCCAATGCTCATATTCACGACCTTTGTACAGCACAGCATCTCCAATATCTAACACGTATTCTTCTTGGTCGACAAAAAAAGGCCATTGATAATTTTTGTCAGAGTATTTGTAATCTAAAGTAATTGTTAAGCTTATTTCACATGAAGATCTATCTTTATGTGGCACAAGAGAGGAACCTCCATAATAAATTCTATTAAATGTATAGATAGGTTTTAATTTTAATTTTGTTTCTTTTTCAACATAAGGTTTAAGATAATGCATAATGTTTGAAAAAATTTCAGAAGATTGTGAATGAAAAGAGCGGGTGTTTGGAACATCACTTGCTATGGGTATATTATTAATAAATCTAAAACAAAAAGATGATAAATATAGACACAAATCTTTAGATAAAAAATTTTTAAGTAATTTGTAATCTTTTTTGTTATTAGTCATCTTCTAAATCAGCGTAAGGACCGTTTAAATTAACATAATGAATAAATAATTGATGATGCCAACTATCTACTGGTTGAGTAAAAATTGGCCTCCAATGTTCTACTTCACTACCTTTATAAATAACTCCATCTCCTGGTGGAGTAACAATTGGTACATTATCTAAGCAAAGAGGCCATTCGTAATTAGGATTTTTATAATAAAAATTTAATCCTATAGATGCACTAATTTCACATACATTTCTGTCTTTATGTTTTTTTAATTCTGATCCTGCATAATAAATTCTATTGTAAGAATAAATTGGTTTTAATTGAAGACTAGTTTCAGACTCCATAACGGGATGTAAGTGATGAAGTATATGAGTATATATTTCAGAATTTCTAGAATGTTCACCCGAACTTGTCGGTACAAATAAATCTCCTTCTTCTTTGATATTTTTTAAACTAAAACTTGTTAAAAAATTAACAAGATCTTGCGATAGCATATTTTTAACATATTTATATTTTTCCTTCATTAATGAATCCAAGTTATTACTGCATGACGATCCCCGTTTGTGACTGGCGTCACAGCATGAGGAAAACAAAAATTACTTGGAAAGACTACTGCGCTTCCAGCTTTAGGTGGTACTTTGTACTTACCTCCAAAAAAAACAAAATCACCACCATCATAGTTGTCATTTAAAATAAATGAACAAGTTAGCACTCTTGGAGTTATATCTCCATGATCAGTATGTTCTTTGTACTCGCCTCCTTGTGCACCAATGTAAATTAAATGCTCATAACCTGTATCCTCAGTGGTCAAACCAGTGCTAAAATGTGGATGATCTTTTTCATACATTTTTAATATTGTCCCAACGGAGTTATAAACATCCTTGTCGAATTTTTTATCTAATGGATTTATGTAACAAGTTCTATGTTGGCTTGCTTTAGTGGTGCCAATCTCAGTTGCTGTTTGAGCAGTAAAAAAATCAATATTTTTAGAGTTATCAATTATTGCTTCGCATATATCTTTGTTTAATACATTTTCGTAGCAATGAATAAAATCTGTTATTTTAATCATTTGTAACTCTTTTTTGACCAAAACATTGTTTTGTATTTATCAACCCATTTAGTATTTAACAAAGAAAAAACTTTAGAATGTGCTTTTTCTAAATAAAAACCACTCCACATTTTCCATGAGTCACGTTTGTATGGTATAATTTGCACCATTGGTTCTCCTTTTCTAATTAAAAATTGTTTATCTCGTTTTCTTAAAATAAATGGAAAGTTAATAACATTAATGTAAGTATCTGTATCAACAACTCCTGAGATAATATCAAATCTATCTTCTAGTCTATTCATTGGTTTTATAAAAAGACAACTGTATCCAGGTGGTGTTTTTATTAACCATTTATTACTAAACTTGCCTGCGTTTTCTCCAACGGTTTTTCTCCACTCTTCAGGTAATTGAGCTTTATTATGATATCCAAAATCATTTTGTTCTCTACTAGCAGGTACAACAGAAAAATCGTTTTCTACTGGATCGACTAAATAATCTTGATCAAATGGTATAATGTATCCCATAGTTAAGGAGTCTAAAAAAGGGACACAAGTTTTAACTGTAGGATCGTGCATGTTGTCATCTTTAAATCTTTTAAGTTTTTTATATTCATCTGGAATAAATCTGTTTGCAGGTTTTGGATGTGGCCAAACTTCTGACATGAGTCTGTCTGTAGCACAAAAAGTTATTTTTTTATCAATCAATTTTTTCTATAAAATTAAAAGACATTGATCTTCTAATATCCCCTTTATTTTTTACTTTAAAAGGCATAACGCAATGTTGATGTGCCGCTTCAAAAATGTAAAAATCTCCTACTTTAGGTGTTTGCCATACTGCACCCTGACCATCTATTGATATAAAACCTAATTTACCATCTACAAATTTGTGTTTGTGGGTAACGTCATTAATAAATTCTGGAACTTTTAAAAACATAACTGTTGACCAACCTGTTCTATCATGATGAGTGTGTGGAGGATTGTATTCACCCTCTTCCATATCATTTATCCAACAAGACAAAATTTCTAATTTTTTTCTACCTTCGTATATATTTAAATTTTCGATACTTTCTATATAATCATTCATACAATCAACTATGGTTGGTGCAATTTTGCATTCGCTTATTTTATCTGTAAATTCTAATTCACAGTCCAACCTACCAGCTAATCTTTTTCCAAAAGAATTCAAATTTTTTTTATGAGCTTCATACTTTAAATTTAAATCATCTATTAAATCTAAACCAATTTCATATTTTTTTAGTATTCTACCAAATGCGACAGTTTCTGATTTCATTCTTTTTTCTACAACTTTCATAGCACAAAATTGTTGTCAAGAAAACAATTATAAAAAATTCTGTTGCAGAACATAAAAATATGCTTACATTAGATTCTCACCAAAATTAACAATCACAGGAGATATTATGACTGAACAAGAATATTTAAAAGCTATTGCTGTCCTTGCTGATAAGGTGAGCAACTATCACGAAAGACTACTAGCCGTAGAAAGAGACATGGAGCGTCATTTAAAAGAGTGTAATCACCACAGTCACTCCTCTGATCCAACTTGTCCAATATGTGAAGGACAAGGTTGTGAATGTCAACAATCTACCTAAAAAAATTATTTATTGAATATCTAAATGAGCCATTGCCAGCCCATTGAAGTGGTGAATGAATTGTATCCGCTGAAAAAAAGATAGCTCTATTGGCTTTAAATCCGACGTGTAAAGATATTTCACCATGACCAGTATCTTCATCACGTTCGTAAAACCCAGTGCCGTTGTTTATAGTTTCTGGACCAAACATATAGATTATTAATTGATATTTTGGAACTTTGCCTTTTATTTGATCGTCTGTGTGTGGTTTAGGATGATCTGTAGCTCCAACCATTGTATAAATACTTGGTAAAGTAAATTTTTCTATTTCATAAAAAAAATACTTTTTTACTAATCTTTTTATTTCTGTCTTAACTTCACACTCCTCTGGTAATTGATGATAGTGCCAATAACAGCTTTTTTTCTTATCTATAGCACTCTGCTCTGGAGGCATGTAACTCTGTTGCAGCATTTGATCTACGATTATTCTATATGTATCGTCATCAAAAAAATTTTCTTGAACAAATATTTTTGACATTATTTAGGAGTTTGACCTAGCATATCCTTTAATGATGGAGCGAACACTTTTACATCCCTTTTAATTTTTTCTGCAGTTGTAGAAGTATTAGGATCATCAATATCTGCTTGCATCGCTTCTTCAGATTCATACTCTTGACCAGTGTCAATATTTGTTAGTGTAGTTTCTGTCTTTACATTATATTTTGGTATGACTCTACCATCTTCCAAAGTCATTGTTCCTATTTGTTCTGCATTTTTAATTATCGGCATTTTCTCTCCAATTTATATTAAAACTTAAAATAACTCTATCCTCATTAGAATTATTTGTTTTCACTTCATGTTGTAACCATGATGGGAAAAAAATCAATGAATTTTGTTTTGGTTCAAAGTCTACGCTGTGTGCTAGGTGTATAGAGGCATCTTTTTTCTTTGGGGGTGATAACACCTCAGCCTGTGATTTAGGCTCTAGAAACACTAAATTACCGCTTTTAGGTGGTGTTTTTAGATAGTATACTCCAGACAAATAATTATAAGGATGCGTGTGTACATTATTTCTAGATCCTGGAGGGTTTATCATGCCCCATAAACCTGTCATTTCTGGCACGTATTTATCTTGAACATCTAAGTGATTAAAACATTCTTTTGCCTTATAAAGTATGTCACCTACAGTGCTTTGAAATTCTTCGTCTTTATATAACTCATCATTGCTGTGCCAACCTCCAATATTTGATCTTGGCATGCCTTTTTCGTCTTTTGCTTTTATTTCATAAAGTCTATCTATTAAGTGACTATGGCCTTTTACCTCTGTCATCATAACAGGTGTAATAAATAGTGACTGTAAATTCATAATATACCTTTCTAAAGTTGACCTTTTGTAACCTCCATAAAGCTTACAATTACATGCACTTGATTAGCAGCATTTGCTTGTGCTTTTAAAACATCAGACTCTTGTAACACAAGAGGCTGAGATAATAATTCTGTAGTCGTGTTTGTAGCGACACTTTTAGCTTTAAATAATTCAAATGTTGCAGAAGATCTTAATACCTCTAGATCAACAAGTGTTGTGCTTCCAGAATCGTTACAAATTAAAATAGATTTAACAACGTCAGTTGTTGGTGGCACGGGTGGTGTAGCACCAGGATTAGCTGTCGGTACTGTTAATATGGTTGTTAGATCTGTAGTTGTTAGATCGACCATTGCGCTTTTAAAAGTATTAGCCAAGAAAAAAAGTCTCCGATTCTGTTTCTTCTTTCAAATCTTGTTGAAAGTTAGTATTAAGTAAAAAAACTATTTGTTCTAATAATCTAACCATTTGGTCAAACTGACTCGCATCGTATTCTTCTGTAGCGTTTGGTAATCTAGTAATATTTATTTTAGCCATTATCTTCTTCCATCAGGTCTTATTTGTAGTTTTTGTGAACCAAGTCTCCAAGGTGTATCATCCACACTATTTGTTGTATATCTAATTTTAACAGCTCTTCCCCTACCTCTTACACTAATTTTTTCTGTGGTGCTAGTTATAGTGCCACTAGTTGTTACATTAGCTGCTGATTGGGGATATTGCTCTAAAGTTAATTGTGCTGTCATTGTGTTTGTTAGGTTGTCAAAATCTGGTACTAATTTACTTACTGACATTAATTGATCTCCATCTGCTATCTCAACAGATCCTGTTTCTAAAAATGCTGTAATGGCTGATCCATCCGCTTGATTATTACCAGTTTCATGTTCGAATATAGATGAAGCCCCAGCAGTCAAACCTAGTATGCTTGTGGCATTAGCAGTTGCGGATGAACTATATTCTGTGGCTATTGGTTTTTCATAAACATAAGCACCAAGCCAAGTAGTTCTAGCTAAATTTATTGTGTACCAAGTGTTTTCTAAATAGTTGTAAGCAACAGCTCTGTCTATTTGTGTAGCATTAGCTGAAGGATAGTACCAAATAATCTCGTTAAAAGCTGTATTCAAACCAACAGCAATATCATTTTTGTTTGTGTAACTTAAATCATCAAATACATAATCTTGCACCGAGCATGGCATTTTTTTAACAACACCATCAAAAAGATAAAATGCATTATCTGACATCCAATAAGCAACTCCGTTTACTTCTATAGCTGCATGTTGAGCTATCAAACCAGCATTAGCGCCTAGTTGTCTAAGACCAAATGTAAAGGGCGTGCCGACAAATTGAATACCATGTAGTGACGTATCAGTCCAAACTAGTATTTGACCTGTAGATTTTACAGCACCAACTATTCTAGAGCCATCTGTTATTCTTAAAGACCCTGCTTCGTTTGTAGCGACAGGCGTATAATCTGTTGCATCTTCTCTATCTGAAAATCTAAATAATAAATCGTCTTGTGTGGCTGTATTTCCTATTGTGGTCTCTGTCCCAAATATCATTAAATGTCTAGTGTCTGTAGAAACAATACTAAATCTTGAAGCTGTTGGTGCGTTTGATAAGGCAGTGGCTCTGGCCCCTAAACCACCTGATGTATCCCAAATAAAGGTGCCACCATTTAAAACTGTTGCAATTAGATCCTCACCAAAATTATCAAGTGACCAGTTCCTGCCCTCTACAACAACATTAGATGAAGATCTTGGTGTATCCCAAGTGCTAGCACCCCAAGTTTCAGTGCCCCAACCGTATCCGTACGTGGATGATGTCGGACCAGGATTAATTTGATAGCTTGCATCT